GGATTTTGCGGACTGGTACGGATTGGAGCGAACTGATAAATGGTGTCCCCTGCAGACATCTACTTGACGAGGCAGGGGATTGATTGGAATGGTGTTTTTTAGATGTGAAAAATATTTTACCCGCTATTTTACCCATTGGCGCGGCTTAAGAGCTTATTTTTGAATTCACAATGGTCACGATATAACCATCTTGCTCGTCCGTGGATAACTTTGGCTTTTGGCAGGTCGCCGGACTTAATCCGGTCGTAGATGAAGGTTTTACCGAAGCCAGTATCGGCCATGATGAATTTCAAATCAACCAGTGAATCAGGCTGTAGTTCATGTTGCATGAGTGCTATCTCCGAATAGGGAATCGAACCTGCAAATCAGGCAATAAAAAACCGCCATCAGGCGGCTTGGTGTTCTTTCAGTTCTTCAATTCGAATATTGGTTACGTCTGCATGCGCTATCTGCGCCCATATCATCCAGTGGTTATGGCAGTCGTTGATGTCCTCTGCTTCGATAACCCTGTCGAATGGCTCTCCATTCCATTCACCTGTGACTCGGAAGTGCATTTATCATCTCCATAAAACAAAACCCGCCGTAGCGAGTTCAGATAAAATAAATCCCCGCGAGTGCGAGGATTGTTATTCACATTTGACGGCAAGTTGCAGGTTAGCCATTACCGCACCTCCAGTCTCCATACCGCCTGACCAATCCGGCTGGCATATGTATCTTTGGATACTGCTCCGTCTTTAGCCAGCTCCATAAGAATTTTGCGCAAATCTGCCGAACGCCATTCTTCATCAGGAAATTCCTTCTCCATTGCCAACCGCAAATTCCAGGTTGCCATCCTGAATGGATATTCCCCGCCGAGAGCTTTATCTTGCAGGGCAGCCCGGGAACGCATCACCTGCAAAACCTTCTCTTTTACATCCATCACTTCACCTCCTGCTGTGGTGCTGCTGGCATTTCACGCCAGTGCGTAACTGAGTGCGGATCCGGATATTCGGTGCCATCATCCCAGCGATTGCCATTCCACATTGCAGACCACATCTCACCGTCTTCATACATGACCATTACCGGAATTAACTTATCCGGCATTCGATCACTACAGCTTATCCAACTATCCGGAGTTACCGGAACTTGCGGAATGGCTGTCTGCTCTCGAACGTCATTAGGCGCTATAGGTTCTGCTGCCAACTGACTGGCATATTTGTTAATGGTAACGATAAGCTCTTGCTCAGCCTCATCCAGACAATCACCGATACCTCGCCTGTCACCGTCAAAATCATCGAAATCGGCACGAATCTTGGCAACCTTCTGGATTGCGGACAACACCTCACTAGGAATTACCGGATAGTTGGTTGACGTTTCCGCGATTTCACGAAAATTATTGGTTGACGAATTCTTGTTTTCCCGAAAGTTTCCGGACTGAAGCATGGCTGCGCGATAGGCGTTCCAGCCGACAGCTTTTCCGTGTTCAAACGCGCTGTCAAAGTCATCATCCATTTCCATCGCATCAGGCACAGATACCGTCTCTGGAGGAGCGGCGTAAAGCGGAGTTACGGTAATTTCGTACTCGTTTATATCCTCGTCGCTGATATTTGCGAAATAGCGAAGGATGCCTTTCTCTCCACGACTACGAGCGTCAGAGTCCTGAATGATATACGCCACAGGCTCTGCTTCCAGCGATTCCAGCGTAATCCGTGCAAGTTCCATTTGTTCACCACGGGTAAGCCCGTTTTCAAGCGGATTTTTAATGAACAATTCAATACGTTCTTTGGTAATAGTGGTCATGTGTTAATCCTCAAAACTTTATGCCCGGGCGCAAAAGTACGTGTTTTGTCTTTGCTTATTCGCCACCCGTCTTTACGGGCCTCTTTTGCACAACCAGACCATGACGTACCGATATACTCACCGAAGTCTGGCACTGGATATACACCTTCCGTACACTGGCGGCAGTCACAATAGAGATGCATGGTGTAACTTGCGGCAATAGCCATATCAGTCTCCTTTGATGCCAGTGTTTACAACCTGACAAGCCTCTTTGAGCACCCAGTAAACAGCGTCTTTCCATGCTCCGGTTTCGGCTGGCGGATTCTCACGTTTTACCTGCTCATAGAAGCGCACTGCTTTAACCAGTCCTTCCGGCACTACTGGCGATGGCTGTTTAGCTTCTAAATCAGCAATTCTGTCAACCACGGCATCGACAGCATCTGAAAAACTGAAACAGTTACTCCACTCAGACCTATCCCCGGTTGCTGCAAAGTACATATCAGCTAAAGCATACTCAGCATGGTCACGCTCGTTGATGAGTTGCTCTTCGCTTTTCTCCAGTTCAGCAATACGCTTACTCCCATCCGAGATAACGCCCTCGTAATACTCACGCTGCTCGTTGAGTTTTGATTCAAGTTCACCGAACTTACGGACAAGATATTCAGCGTTTGTTTCGTTAACCTTTAAATCTCGTGGGATGCATTTACCTTTCAGAAATCCATCCATCTCAATTAGTGTCATTTGTTTCATTTTTTTCCACTCCGCCACATCGCATTCAGATATTTGTTTTGATTCACTGATGGAAAAGAATTTCTCTTAAGCAATTCCTCTCTCGATGGCATTGGCTTTACGCGTTGGCGAATAATCATTTCTGCCGGAAGAATGCCGGGATTGTATGCAAGTCCTCTCATGATTTACTCTCCGCGAACTGGTCAACAGCCGTGCTAAGTGATACACCTAAAGTCTCGATATGCTGCTGAATATCCTGTAGTGTCTGCGCCTGAGATAACAGGATTTCACGGTTGCATAACTCTTTAACCAGATGCTCAAACTTGCTGTAATAACCGATACGACTTAGTGTTTCTTTCCCTGCATTCTCGCCTTCTTTGATAATTCCTCTTTCACTAAGAATCAGGTCGTGTTTGGTTCCGGTAATAACGTATTTTCCAAGGTCGATGTTTAGCTTCATTGTTAATTACTCCATGTTAATTTATTCGTATGCCTGCTCTTTCTTCATCGAGTTTTTTTAGCTTGTATCGCATAGCTCTTACTGAATAAATTGAGCGGCAGGTTGCAATTGCTATTTCTTCTGCGGAGAACTTACCGAAAAGTGATACTTCGGCTCTTGTCCATCGTCTTCCACGAAGTCGGCTAACAATGTCAGCGCCAATCCTTGTTGCTTTCGCCATTACTGCTTTTTCAGTCCTTTCCAGTTTTTCTGCGATAACTTCAACTGGCATTGTCGCCGCTACCTCGCGCAAGAAATCTACTTCCCATTTCTCCCATGGAGTCTTTTTCATAGGCGATACCGTTATTTGATAAGAAGTGAAGGTTTCCCAACTTTGAGTTGAGCGCCGGGGATATTTATTCCTGCTTTTAGTTGGTGTTTGATTGCCAGTTTGTCGGCTTTAATTGTCGTTTCAAACTCAACGTATTCAGGAGGAAGGGCGCTTGAGTCGATGATTTCTACAGTTTCTGACGGTTTGCGGATTGTTACCTGGTGAATACCTGCTCTAATCTTTTTCTTGCCAACCATTTCAAGCGATGAGGCTATATATGCCATAATGCTGTCAATCTTATTTTGAATTACTGCGGCTCGCTCATTCAGTGACTTTGCCTCTTCCTTGAGGCGTTCAGCATAACCAGATTCATTTTTAATAATGGCAAGAAGTTGCTCTATTTTATCGGTAAATTCTCCTTCCATGCCTTCTATTGTGTCAGCAATCATCTCTGGTTCTAAATCTGAATCCATCAATTTTGCGTATTCATTGGCAATTTCATACAGTTTGCTCACTGGCAACCTCCAGTTTCGCTTTGCATTCTGCATAAATGGCTTGTACGTTCTGCTGCAATTTCATCCCAGATGTCAGGCGATATGCTTCTGCAAAATATCGCTTCAAATCATCCATGTTTTCTGCCTGAGCCATTTCATCACAAAGAAGTTGTGCTTTTTCCATAATTTCCTGCTGGCGTTTCCGTTCATCTTCGCGGATATCTTCCTCTGATTTGTGCGGCATAACTGGTTCAGTCCACACACCTTCTTCTTCGTTTAGTACGTGAATAGCACTATCAAGACGTGATGCCTTAGGCCAATACTTGCTTGCACGCTTTACGACCGTCTTTCGCGCCATCTCATTCCAGTGATTTACCCATGGTCCTTTATCGCTGAATGCCGCCTTGCTTGTTTTCCTTACAGCCTCAATTTCAGCCAGACTCATCTCTTCCGTTAGATAATCACCTGCTGGCGTCTTAACTGTGCAGTAAACGCCAACGATATCACCACGATCACCGAAGGCGTTGTATTTATGGGTTGGTGCTTTATCAAGCCCGTTTGACTCATAGGTATCGTTAGCATGAACAAGTTTTGCCTGACCCCATGAGATAACACCAGACTCCATTGCAATATGGAGCAATCCCATATAACTGATATCAAGGCACACCATGCCGTCGCGCGGAACCAGATAAGCCAGTTTGCTAGCCGGGTTTAAGGTGATGCCGATCGCCGCAACATTGATGATGGCGTTCTGTGCGCTGGTTGGATTTGCCAGTGCCGTTTTAGCCAGGTAATCATTTTTCTGGAAATACTGAATTGCAAACTGGCTTTCCTTAGCCCATGTCACCGTCTGTTCAGTCAATGCTCCGCAGAATAACTGCTCCTGCTGTTTAACGAATTCAACGATATTGCTCATGCTGCTTCTCCATAAATGTGTCTGCGTTTGAATATTGCGAAGGCATATTCAGCCTTAACTCTTTCGGTTATTGCATCCCAGAACCATTCAGCGGCTTTTTCCTGATAGTTACAGTCATCATCTTCCAGCCAGTCGATAGCGTCCTTAGTGTGTTCATCTGGTTTATATGAGCGAAGCATTTCGCTTATTGGGTCGCAACGTTTGCAGAGGCGATCAACTTCACTGTTGATTCGCTCGTAATCTTCATCAGTAAAACTTGCGATTATTTGCGATATTTCACGCTTATCATTCAGAGTCAGAATCATCATCTTTCTCCTGTTCTTTGTGCTGATTGAGCATTTTGTTCATCTGACTAATGAATTCTTCGTCTGACCAGTTATCTGTAAAACTCATGGACGGCCTTGTTGTTTCAAAATATCCCAAAGCTTTTCGAGCAAGCTTTTCATTCTTGGTTGTTTAAAGTCTGCTCCGGTTAAAATATTTTTTCGTGAATGCTGTACCGATAAAATCGGGTTGAAAGGGCGAACCGATGCCGCCCCTGCAATAGCGAACTGTTGCATAGGATGCTCCTTCTGTTTGATTGCATAACGAAAACGCCTCGAGTGAAGCGTTATTGGTATGCGGTAAAGCCGCCAACAGGCGGCTATTTGCTATTGATTCTTTTCAAGAACATCAATGATGTCGTCCGGGTTGTCTCCGTTGTCTTCACAAAATGCTTCGAATTCAGCCCATTTCGCGCTGATAAAATCAATTACTCTCATTAATTCGTATTCCATATTTTTCTCCAGACCAAAAGAATGCCGCCCATATAGAGCGGCAAGACTATCAAGGAATGATTTCCAATAATCAGAACAAGTCGGCTCCTGTTTAGTTACGAGCGACATTGCTCCGTGTATTCACTCGTTGGAATGAATACACAGTGCTTACTCGTACTAATAAAATACCCAATTTTCTGTTTCTTGGTTGTGCCCAAAGTTATATTCAATATCTGGTGTTGATGTATCAATATTCTTCATCCCATCAACAAGAGTTGATACAACAGCCAAATCTTGTTTGATTCTCATTAAATGGTATTTCTTCCGGCGCAATAAACTTTCAATGGCAAGTTTCTTCGTTGGGAATGCAAAAGATCTTTCTGCATTTTTTGCTACTTTCTTAATTGCATATCTATTTCTCCTTTGTTTCCATTCCTGTAACCACTGATTTGGTGCTGGTTTAAAATTAACAATCCAATGCGCAGGAACCAACCATGCATAATGCTCTGTCTGATGAAAAGCTATATATTGAAGTGCGAATATTTTTATCCCATCTTCTTCAACTGTCGCCTGGAATCTCCAGAAAACAGGCATTCCATCATGTTCAGTTTCTGATTCAGGAAAAGGTACGCTCCATGATTTTGTCATATCTCACCTCAAATAAGTGGTTTGCTGCCTAATTTCATTTTCTGGCGACCAACACAAGTCACACCCATTTCACTGCGCGGCTTGCGGTAGTAAATACGGTTCTGTTTACGCTCGACTTCTTCTGCCTTCTTGCAGCGAAGGCTTCCGAGTGATGCTGCTTTATCTGCTCTGACGCAACCAGAGAGCTTTAGCGCAATTTTTCGCGCCAGTCGCTGCTCTTGCATTGCCTGTTCACGTTGAGTCTGTCTGCGTGCTCTGCGGCGATTTCTGGCGTTATCGTCAGCCAGATATGTAATGACTACTGTCATGTTGACCTCCGATGATTGACTTTGGTGATTGGATGGCCGGTGCTGAATTCCGGCTTACTGGTTAGAGCGCCCGCACTACCAGTGACGCTGTCTTGAGGCGCAGATTGGTTACTGCTTGCCATGAGCGCTGTTTATACATTGGTCGAGCATCAGCCTGCTCATTCATCCAATCCCAAAGCCAACTACTCTTTGGTTCCCGCATTTCGGCGGGACAATCACATCAATGTTAAAGAGCCTGCCAATCTGTTCCGTTTGGCTTCCAGCGTCCTGCTGATGGCTAAAGAATACTGTAGGTATTTTATTGTGTAAATACCCAAGGTATTTGTTTTTGGTGAAATAATGATAAGCAAATGAATACAAAGGATATTTATTTTTTCGCTGTCTGCTTGTTCAGTGATTTTTATGCGGGATATGTGAAGTGGATCCCGATAGCTATTGCTGCCGGGATTATGGGTTAGTCAGCGAAGGTTAAGACGAGAATTACCTTAATGATGTCTGCTACAACAGACACGGCCATAGATAAACCAAAGACGATCCAAGCCACAGTGATGTCTTCACTACCATCGTATAGAGTTCCGTAATCACTGGTGTAAGGCGTAAATGTCGCGCCTTGATACAATAGGTATAAGCTTGATCCATAGAGGATAAATGCAGATATCCCTTGTATTGCTATGATCACAAGAATCATGAAACGAGCTGATCTATGCGCCCAAGCCTGGCTTATTTTTTCTGATAGAGATTTCGCAATAAAAGCATGCGCTAAGCCGTAAATTGTCGAGATTGCCAACATCCCAAAAAAGCTTGCTATAGCGGTTCCAACCATAATCGCCCCTTGCGTGATCAAACCAGCCTTAGTTTTGTCTCAATTGCAACGCCTATAATCTTGCAGTTTCCATTGATTGGCACGAGAGGCCATGCAGGATTAAGTCCCTTGAGGTATTTATTTCCGCCGTCGATTATCAGCTTCTTGAATGTTGCTTCGTTAGAGTCAGAAAGTTTTGCTATGACCAAGCTGCCGTTGATCGCCTCCCTTCCGGTATCGAAAAGAACGAATGTTCCCTCTGGAATGCTTAACCCAACCGGTGCCGTCATTGAATCACCTTCCACTTTAAGCCAAAACGCATTACCTTGAATATGCGCGTCAGACTCAAGCCAAACATCTATGTCTTTAATGGTGTATGGTTCGCATGCTTCACACCACGAGCCAGCCTGGATACTGCTTAACACCGGATACCTCTTTCCTGCTCTGTATTCCCCTGCATACCTTACGTTGGCATCGCTCTTAAGGCTTTCTGCCTGTTCTGCAACCTTGGCAGCAATTGACTGGCTAAAATCAGCAATTGAGACTTGCAACAATCGTGCAAAACCAGATGCAACCTCAACGTTTAGCGCGTTTCTGCCATTAAGATAATGCCCTACCGCTCCTTGGGTGATACCCAGTTCATCAGCGATTGAGTATTGGGTTATTCCCAATTCTTTCTTTTTTGACTCATACAAAGCCTTAAGCCGCTTAGCGTCTTCGAGCTGTTCTGTCGTCAGTGATTTTTTATTTTCCATAGCCTAATTCTAATAGCTAAGGTACTTAAACTAAAAATACCCTGAGTATTGATTGCTTTGAATACCTGTAGTATTCTTTGTTCATGGTTAATAACGGAGAGTGCATATGATTCGAATGACACTTGCCGATTACGCCAAAATCCATGGACAGGCTAAAGCAGCCAGTGACTTTGGTGTAATCCAGTGCGCTATCAGCAAGGCCATTCTGGCAGGCCGTAACATCATGGTTACGGTAAAGCCTGATGGCAGTGTGATTGGAGAGGAAGTTCGTCCTTTCCCAAGCAACAAGAAAAACAAATAGTAACACCGCTCTTTAACAGTCATGGTCATCATTCCCGCCGAAATGCGGGAATACAACGCGCATAAGTTGATGCGCATAACTTCTTATTTGTTAAGGAAATACTTACATATGGTTCGTGCAAACAAACGCAACGAGGCTCTACGAATAGAGAGTGCGTTGCTTAACAAAATCGCAATGCTTGGAACTGAGAAGACAGCGGAAGCTGTGGGAGTTGATAAGTCGCAGATCAGCAGGTGGAAGAGGGATTGGATTCCAAAGTTCTCAATGCTGCTTGCTGTTCTTGAATGGGGTGTCGTCGACGACGACATGGCTCGATTGGCACGACAAGTTGCTTCGATTCTCACCAATAAAAAACGCCCGGCGGCAACCGAGCGTTCTGATCAAATCCAGATGGAGTTCTGAGGTCATTACTGGATCAATCCACAGGAGTCATTATGACAAATACAGCAAAAATACTCAACTTCGGCAGAGGTAACTTTGCCGAACAGGAGCTAAGAGTGGCTGATATCGATGATGGTTACACCAGATTCGCTAACGAGCTGCTGGAAGCTATCGCAAGTGCCGATTTAACCGCTCGCCAGTTGAAAGTTATGCTGGCCTACGTCCGGAAAACATATGGCTTCAATAAGAAAACAGATCGAATAGCCGATGAGCAAATTGCTCAGTTAACAGGACTGTCAAGGCAGAATGTTAACAAGGCTAAAAAAGAACTGATTTCAATGAATTGCCTGTTTATGGATGGAAATAAAATCGGTGTAAACAGGGAGGTATCTGCGTGGCAATTCAGCAAGTGTCTCCAAGTTAGCAACTTTGTCTCGAAGTTAGAGACAAAAAATGTCTCCAAATTAGAGACACTCAATGTCTCGAAGTTAGAGACACACAAAAGACATTCTTTAAAGACAAAAGAAAATATTAATAAACCCCCTATATCCCCCAAAAAAGTTTCTCAGAAGTTCGACCCGCTAGAAACAGAGTTACCTGATTGGTTATCAGCAGAAACATGGTTGTCGTGGGTTACCTATCGCAAGGAGATAGGTAAGTCGATCAAGTCTAAGCAAAGTGTCACTCAGGCTATCAACGTTCTAAGCAGAAGTCTGGAGAAGGGATATACACCTGAAGAAATTATAAACCAGAGCATCGCCAGTGGTTGGCAGGGGATTTTTGAGCCCAAGACTCCAAAGGGGAAACCTCAACCGAGGCCGCAGCATCGAGCTATGCAGGAAAACTTTGCCGCCAAAGATTACGGACAAACTGAAATGCCTTCATGGGCGCAGGAGTGAATATGAATACGACAAATGGTTACAACCTGGCACTGCAAAGGCAACTTGTAGACTCAAAAATCAATGACATTTCTGATCTGAAACAGAAACTTGAGTTTAGCAAAATTGGATCAGCATCAGATGGAATGTCAGTTACCAGCACAGTGGAAGAGTGCGAGAAACACGGTAAATATACTTCCTATGAGAAATATCTGACCATCTCAGGAAAAAGAATTACTTCAAGTAAATCTGAGTGCCCACAGTGCCTTGAGGAGAAAATTCGTAAGAAAGAGATTGAACGTGAGCAGGCAGAACAAAGAGCAAGACAATCAAAAATTGAATACTTGTTGAATTCTCTCAATATTCCAGAGAGGTTCAAAAATTGCACTCTTCAGAATTATGAGCCTGTTAACGATGATGCAAAGCGAGTTCTTAAGGTATGCCAGGCATATGCCAGTAAGTGGCCTGAACGCCTTCAAAAAGGTGGCGGACTGGTCATGTGTGGTAAGCCTGGAACTGGAAAGAACCATCTTGCACTGGCTATCGCTAGGCACGCCATTATCGAGCATCAAAGCTCTGTGATATTTACCACTGCGTTGAAAATTGCCAGAGAGTACAAATCAACATGGTCTAAGGCCGCAACCAGAACTGAAGAAGAAGTCATTAGGCAATTTACGCATCCTGACTTGTTAATAATCGATGAGGTTGGCGTGCAGTTCGGCAGTGATGCTGAAAAGCTAATCATGTTCGAAATTATCAACACCAGATATGAATACATGAAGCCAACAATCCTGATTAGTAATCAGAGCAAAGATGAACTTTCGGCATTCATTGGTGAGCGTGTTATTGACAGAATGAATGATGGCGGCGGGTGCACTCTTGCGTTTACATGGGATAGTTACAGGAGCAGATCGTGACTGGAAAAGAAATCATCCTGGAATATCTGAAAACTCATGAACAATTCTCCCCACATGAATTAGCACTGATCACAGGAATACCAAATAACAGAATCGCTCAAGCAGCAAGGCATATGGTGAAACAAGGGCATTTGAGTGTTGTTGAGCGTAAGTGGAAGACGGTTATTTATGCAAAACGCAAAGTGAAGAAGGAGCCAATTAAAAGAAATCCAGATGGTACGGGGTGGGGATGTGCAAATCCAATGACGGCGTTTATTAATAGGGCGCTTATGGAGGTAAGGCAATGACCATCTACATCACTGAGCTAATAACAGGCCTGCTGGTAATCGCAGGCCTTTTTATTTGGGGGAGAGTAAATCGTGGCTGAGTTGATTTTCTCTGCATTGAGGCTTCTCGGTGCTCTGTGGATGGTGGCGACGTTCATTGTGGTTGCTGGCTGTTTTGTCCGGTTGGTAGGCGAAGGTAAAGACCTGGGGAATATGCTTTTAGGTAGCATTTTCCTGTGGGGGATTATCGGTGTTATGCCTGTCGCTGTAGCAAAAATGGCGTGGCGTTTTGTGAGTTGAACTGAGGGTAAGTATCGATGGACGAATCAAGAAAGCAGTTTGAAGAATGGTTTGAAAATTACACCGGATGTGATCCTAAAAATAAAATATACGCCAATATGGTTGAGATGTATTGGCAAGCGTGGCAGGCATCGCGAGCAGCTATTGAACTGGATATCGACTGGCCCGAATCGAATGACGACTTTTGGAAAGATGGTGAAGAAGGTGCTTATGCGATGGGGCATGAGGATGGGAAGGACAAAACGGTAATTGCAGTAATGAAAGCTATCAGAGCCGCTGGAATTAAAGAGAAGAATTTCGATGAAGCAAACAATCTTCCTCCGAACTAAGCAACAACAGCAAGCTGCAATAAATGCCATCCTCGCAACACCACTCGATAAAGACAAGCCAGTCACCATCCGCATTACTGACTACAAGCGCAACCTTGACCAGAACGCAAAATTTCACGCGATGGTCGCAGATATCGCTAGGCAAGTTAAGTGGCGCGATAAATGGTTAAAACCGGAACAATGGAAGGTTTTGTTGATCAGCGGTCATGCAGTGGCTACAAAGCAGGAAGCTGATGTTTTGCCCGGCCTTGAAGGCGAATACGTCAACATTCGCGAAAGTAGCGCGCAGATGAGTGTGAAGCGTATGGCAAGTCTGATTGAGTACACGACAGCATGGGCTATTGGTCAGGGCGTCAGATTTACCGACAGGAGGTACGAATGAGACGACAGCGACGAAGTATCACCGACATAATCTGTGAAAACTGCAAATACCTTCCAACGAAACGCTCCAGAAATAAACGCAAGCCAATCCCGAAAGAATCTGACGTAAAAACCTTCAACTACACGGCTCACCTGTGGGATATCCGGTGGCTAAGACATCGTGCGAGGAAATGACAATGGATTATTCACAGTTAAGTGATTTTGAAATTAACGTGGCGGTATTCGAAGCCATTCATAACGGATCACCGGATTACAAAGAAGGTGAGAATGGCGCGATGGTGTTTATCTCATTTGAGGGAGACATTGTAAACGGAGACGCAGTTGAAGTAGAAGTTGAGCGCGGATCATTTAACCCATGCGTAAACCCAGCAGACGCATGGCCGATTATTGAAAAATACAGGATTAGCATTATCAATCTCGATGAAGACGAGTGGGGTGCACGCGGTGCGGCCTACTGTAAATCTAAGCGAGCTATACATGAAAATCCCCTCCGCGCCGCCATGATTGTCTTTCTCATGATGCAGAGAATCCAATAATGCTTAGCCCATCCCAATCCATTCAATACCAGAAAGAAAGCGTCGAGCGGGCTTTAACGTGCGCTAACTGCGGTCAGAAGCTGCATGTGCTGGAAGTTCACGTGTGCGCCGATTGCTGCGCAGAACTGATGAGCGATCCGAATAGCTCAATGTACGAGGAAGAAGACGATGGTGATTAGCCGATACGGACAAATAACGTTTAAACATTTTCAAGACAATCCAACATGGGCTGCTGCGGCTGGATATGACTTTAATTATTTTGATTGTCTGTCAGTCGCATGTATTGCAACTACCAATGTTGCTAACAACATAATCGATGAATTCTTGGATTTTCCAGACTATCAGGTCAGAGAGTTGCCTGCATTTTTTGTGAAAGTATCTGTTGCTACAGCTCTGTTATTTATTTTGTTATTCGCATATCCATTGCTTGCCGTATTTGTTTATGTGAGATGCAAACACTCACAAAAGGAATACAGCGGAGAGCATACCGATATTACCAGCCAAAATATGCGAGTGTGGTTGAGGAGATGCCAAGAGAAATGGGGGAGACGTCATGGCTAACCTACGCAAAGAAGCGCGCGGCAGAGAATGCCAGGTACGTATTTACGGCGTATGCAATGGTAATCCTGAAACTACAGTTCTGGCACATTACCGGATGGCTGGAATTTGCGGAACGGGAATGAAACCTGACGACCTGATCGGCGCATGGGCTTGTAGTGACTGCCACGCGGAGATCGACCGACGCACAAGGATTCTCGACAACAAAGACGCCAGACTTTACCACCTCGAAGGCGTGATAAGGACGCAGGCGATACTGCTGAAGGAGGGGAAGATTAAGCCATGAACGAATATCAGTTTGTGCTTCCATACCCGCCGTCGGTGAATACCTACTGGCGAAGACGGGGAAGCCAATACTACATCAGCGATAAAGGCCAGAAATACCGAAAAGACGTTCAGCAAATCATCCGCCAACTTAAGTTAGACATTTTCACCAAATCACGACTCCGCATCAAAGTCATCGCAGACGTTCCAGACTCCCGCCGCCGCGACCTCGATAACATCCTGAAAGGTTTACTCGACTCCCTTATCCACGCCGGATTTGCGGAAGACGACGAGCAATTCGATGACATTCGCGTAATTCGTGGTGTGAAAGTACCAGGCGGACGGCTTGGAATAAAAATCACCGAACTGGAGAACGTATGAACGCCACAATTCAAACGATACCAGAGCTTCTTATCCAGACACGAGGCAATCAGACCGAAGTGGCGAGGATGCTTTCCTGCGCAAGAGGAACAGTGCTCAAGTACAACCGAGACAGCAAAGGCGAGCGTCACGTAATAGTTAACGGCGTCCTGATGGTCAAACAGGGCAAGAGGGGAAGACCATGAGACTCGAAAGCGTAGCTAAATTTCATTCGCCAAAAAGCCCGATGATGAGCGACTCACCACGGGCTACGGCTTCTGACTCTCTTTCCGGTACTGATGTGATGGCTGCTATGGGGATGGCGCAATCACAAGCCGGATTCGGAATGGCTGCATTCTGTGGTAAGCACGAACTCAGCCAGAATGACAAACAAAAGGCTATCAACTATCTGATGCAATTTGCACACAAGGTATCGGGGAAATACCGTGGTGTGGCAAAGCTCGAAGGAAATACTAAGGCAAAGGTGCTGCAAGTGCTCGCAACATTCGCTTATGCGGATTATTGCCGTAGTGCCGCGACACCGGGCGCAAGATGCAGAGATTGCCACGGTACTGGCCGGGCCGTTGATATTGCCAAAACAGAGCAGTGGGGGAGAGTTGTCGAGAAAGAGTGCGGAAGATGCAAAGGCGTCGGTTATTCAAGAATGCCAGCAAGCGCTGCATATCGCGCTGTGACGATGCTAGTACCAAACCTTACCCAACCCACCTGGTCACGCACTGTTAAGCCGCTGTATGACGCTCTGGTGGTGCAATGCCACAAAGAAGAGTCAATCGCAGACAGCATTTTGAACGCGGTCACACGTTAGCAGCATGATTGCCACGGATGGCAACATATTAACGGCATAATATTGACTTTTTGAATAAAGTTGGGTAAATTTGACCCAAGAATGGCAGATTTATATCCGTTCACATTCTTTCAGCTTTTACCCACCTCATCTTTAAGTTCTAAGCGCACTGACATGCGCATCATAAACTCGAGAGCACATAGGAATAGAGCCTGAGAAATATCGCTTTTGGCGACTTCTCTCGTGGTGATATTTCTATGTCAGCAGGCTCTAATATCTATGTGGTTCGCCTATGTTAAAACGTGAAGATGCATTGAGACTTTTTAATTACAATCCAGATACTGGAATTCTTACATGGAAGAATCCACCTCGGTCCTCTAGATTTATCTATGGCGCTGTTGTTGGCTATAAAACAAATGGATATCTGCAGGTAAAACTTTATGGAATGCGGCTATATGTCCATAGAATTGCATGGCTGATGGTTTACAATGATTGGCCAACCGATGTTATTGACCATATTAATGGTGATAGGTCTGATAACCGGATAGCCAATCTTCGTGTTGTTACTAACACTCAAAACTCATGGAACAGCAAGATGAGGAAAAACAATTCATCTGGTGTGAAGGGGGTGACTTTTAATTCTGCTGCAAACAAGTGGGTTGGAAGAATTAGAGTTAATGGTAAAAGGATTCATGTAGGGTGTTTTGACGATATCGAGGAGGCTAGAAAGGCAATGGAAAATGCCAGGATAAAATATCATGGTGAATTCTCCAGTATGGGATAGATGGGTTAATTCGCTCGTTGTGGTAGTGAGATAAAAAGAGGCGGCGCTTACTACCGATTCCGCCTAGTTGGTCACTTCGACGTATCGTCTGGAACTCCAACCATCGCGGGCTGAGAGGTCTGCAAAATGCAATCCCGAAACAGTTCGCAGGTAATAGTTAGAGCCTGCATAACGGTTTCGGGATTTTTTATATCTGTGCAACAGGTAAGAGCATTCTCCCTTATGGGGCTTGGCTTAAATGCACTGAGTGCTCTTATCGTTGTGGCAGCACAACGATAGTTTTCGTCAGAGTTGGCGACTTTGCGGGTTTTTAGAAACTGACCACAAAGATAAATGCAAACGATGATTTGATGTTGATGGCGGCCTAAGAAACCAAAATCACGGGGTCTTCCGACTCCCCGCTACCAAATTCGGCGCACTGGCCCGGTGTGATTAATAATGGGCACCCATTCAAACGTACCCTCGGCAGGTTCGATTCCTGACTAGACCCAGATGGCGACGGGGAGGGTCCAATTGAGTGGGTAACAACGGGCATGTCGCCTTAGTAAATCCCTCAAGGGTGCGACGCATAGACCGGTACTAGCGTCGCCGTTAGCTCCACGAAACGGAGCGCACAACAGGTAAGAGTATTTGTAGAGTTCGACTCTCTACCGTGGGCTTTTTCCCGCGATGCGAGCCATAAATGCTCTTTCCGTTGTGCTGAATTAAGCGAATGCCGGAAGCAGAACCGGATCACCAAATGCGTACAGGCGTCATCGCCGCCCAGCAACAGCACAACCCAAACTGAGCCGTAGCCACTGGTTATCCTGAACTCATCAGTGATAGTTACGCTGCGGCCTTCTACACATGACCTTCGTGAAAGCGGGTGGCAAGAAGTTGCGCTAACAACCTCCTGCCGTTTTGCCCGTGCATATCGGTCACGAACAAATCTGATTACTAAACACAGTAGCCTGGATTTGTTCTATCAGTAATCGACCTTATTCCTAATTAAATAGAGCAAATCCCCTTATTGGGGGTAAGACATGAAGATGCCAGAAAAACATGACCTGTTAGCCGCCATTCTCGCGGCAAAGGAACAAGGCATCGGGGCAATCCTTGCGTTTGCAATGGCGTACCTTCGCGGCAGATATAATGGCGGTGCGTTTACAAAAACAGTAATCGACGCAACGATGTGCGCCATTATCGCCTGGTTCATTCGTGACCTTCTCGACTTCGCCGGACTAAGTAGCAATCTCGCTTATATAACGAGCGTGTTCATCGGCTACATCGGTACTGACTCGATTGGTTCGCTTATCAAACGCTTCGCTGCTAAAAAAGCCGGAGTAGAAGATGGTGGAAATCAATAATCAACGTAAGGCGTTCCTCGATATGCTGGCGTGGTCAGAGGGAACAGATAACGGACGACAGAAAACCAGAAATCATGGTTATGACGTCATTGTTGGCGGAGAGCTATTCACTGATTACTCCGATCACCCTCGCAAACTTGTCACGCTAAACCCCAAACTCAAATCAACAGCAGCCGGACGTTACCAGCTTCTTTCCCGTTGGTGGGATGCCTATCGCAAGCAGCTCGGACTGAAAGACTTCTCTCCGAAAAGCCAGGACGCTGTGGCACTGCAACAGATTAAAGAGCGTGGCGCTTTACCGATGATTGATCGCGGTGATATCCGTCAGGCAATTGACCGTTGCAGCAATATCTGGGCTTCACTGCCTGGCGCTGGTTATGGTCAGTTCGAGCATAAGGCTGACAGCCTGATTGCAAAATTCAAAGAAGCAGGCGGAACGGTCAGAGAGATTGAGGTATGAGCAGAGTCACCGCGATTATCTCCGCTCTGATTATCTGCATCGTCGTCTGTCTGTCATGGGCTGTTAATCATTACCGTGATAACGCCATCGCCTACAAAGACCAGCGCGATAAAGCCACATCCATCATCGCTGACATGCAGAAGCGTCAACGTGATGTAGCAGAACTCGACGCCAGATACACAAAGGAGCTTGCTGATGCTAACGCGACTATCGAAAGTCTCCGTGCTGATGTTTCTGCTGGTCGTAAGCGCCTGCAAGTCTCCGCAACCTGTGCAAAGTCAACGACCGGAGCCAGCAGCATGGGCGATGGAGAAAGCCCAAGACTTACAGCAGATGCTGAACTCAATTATTACCGTCTCAGAAGTGGAATCGACAGGATAACCGCGCAGGTTAACTACCTGCAGGAGTACATCAGGACGCAATGCCTTCGATGATAGCGATAATTTTACTCATCATCCTTCACATCTGGCTCTGTAGACAGGGTGGTGATCACTTCTGGAGTAAATCCAGATTAAACATCTCATTGCTGATGCTTGATATTGAGCATCTGGCGCGCAGTAAGGGGCTGCGTTGAGATAAGAGCCAGTCATTACAAACACCAGGATTTAGCCTCGCATTCGCGGGGTTTTTTATTCCCAACTCCATAGGTAATTTTATGACCCAGCATATTGGCGTAAAACTGATTAACGCCTTTCCGATGACGAGACAGGCATATAACGATTTTCGTGGCTGGCAGCTTCCTGCCGGAGAAAACGGCGAGGACGAAGGCTATCTGGTTGAATATCTGGATGGCGGAAAACCTAACACCGATCGCTTTGATGGCTACGTTAGCTGGAGTCCAAAAGAAGTATTCGAAAAGGCTTATCGTCCGGTATCAGGACTAAGTTTCGGCCTTGCCATGGAAGCGTTAAAACAGGGCAAAAGTTTGCAGCGGGCAGGATGGAATGGGAAAGACCAGTTTGTTTATCTCGTGAAAGGGGAAAAATTAGCGTCTGCGTTGGGTTATGGCTTTGGCGAATATGTTGGCGAGCCAACTTTCAATGACACGCTTGTATTGAAAAACTCACAGAACCGCCTTGCTACATGGGTTCCATCCATTGGCGACCTGATGGCTGAAGACTGGCAAATCATTTAACCATGTAGTCATTACAAAGCCCATCAACGGGTGGGCTTGATAATGAAACCGGAATTTATTCTAGGCAACCAGTTACGGCAGTACCACGAAACAACCCAAGCCAGTAAGTGGGGAAATAACACTGGCAGCCACTGAAAGATGAACCTCCTGCCTTATGGCAAAAAAGATTCTTTGTGGTGGCGGACTGATGGAAAGACATCCTAATCAAGCAACCACTCCACAGGGTCATAATTATGAACGACCAGCAAATCGAAAAAGAAATCGTTGAGAAAGGCAAAACGGCACCGCGAATCACCCCGCAGCACATCGAAGACGTGATTAAAAGCGAGCATTACTTTACTGCTTATGATGGACGAAATGGTGCCATTTCCAGCAACGAATATTGTGGCAGGGAAAAACCAGAAGAAGGCGATCGTGATTTATCACCATTGAAGTTGCTCACTTTCTGCGTACTGGTGCTGAAGAATGGCTTCACCGTCACCGGAGAGAGTGCCTGTGCAAGCCCGGAAAACTTTGATGCAGAAATTGGTCGGAAGATTGCCCGGCAAAATGCTGTAAACAAAATCTGGATGCTCGAAGGTTACTTGCTGAAGCAGAAGCTAAGCGAACAGTAGTTATTACAAAAGCCATTCCCTACAGAGTGGCTTTGATAATGGCTTATACCCTACACGGGATATCTTAACTGATATCCCTTTTAACGGATAAACGGAGCCAACAATGGCAGAGATTATTCCCATGACTGAAGAACAGAAATTCCAGTTAGAGATTTACAAACTGGTCATGAACCAGAACGCAGCCGCAGAAGAAGCATTTCAGTTCATTGGCACTGACGAGCTGAAGCTTGAGCTATTCAAAATTCACTTCCAGTCAGGTGGCGCTAATTCAGATATCACGACGCGCACTATCGAAGCGGTGCGTAAATCTAAGGAAGCGTTAGACCTGTTCACTACCGGAGCATAAACATGGCGCGCCCAACAAAGTATCAAGAGGCGTATGCCGAACAGGCACGCAAACTGTGCTTGCTGGGCTACACCGATGCAGAGCTTGCTGATTTCTTCGAAGTCAGTGAGTCAACTATTAACAAGTGGAAGCTTGATTATCCTAAGTTTTCGGAGTCCATAAAAAAGGGTAAGGCCGTCGCTGATGCAGAAGTTAGTGATCGTCTTTATCAACGCGCTATGGGCTTCGTGGCTCCAGACATCGATATTCGTGTTATTGAAAACAGAATTGTCGAAACTCCGCTTGAGAAGTATTACCCGCCTGATACAACAGCTGCCATCTTCTGGCTTAAGAACCGACAGAAGGATAAATGGCGCGACAAGGTTGATCACGAGCTAACAGGCAAAGACGGCGGCGCAATTCAGATTGAAACATCACCGATGAGCACTCTATTCGGAAAATGACCACGATTAATCCTATCTTTGAACCGTTCATTGAGGCGCATCGCTACAAAGTCGCCAAAGGCGGTCGAGGTAGCGGTAAGTCATGGGCAATTGCGAGGCTGCTTGTTGAAGCGGCGCGTCGGCAGCCTGTGCGCATACTTTGCGCTCGTGAGCTGCAAAACAGTATCAGCGATTCGGTAATCCGGCTGCTTGAAGATACCATCGAGCGTGAAGGGTATTCGGCTGAGTTTGAAATTCAGCGTTCCATGATTCGTCATCTCGGAACGAATGCTGAGTTCATGTTCTACGGCATCAAAAACAACCCGACGAAGATTAAATCGCTAGAAGGTATTGATATCTGCTGGGTGGAGGAAGCGGAAGCGGTAACGAAGGAATCATGGGATATCCTGATACCAACCATCCGCAAGCCGTTTTCCGAAATATGGGTGAGCTTTAACCCTAAGAACATCCTCGACGATACCTATCAGCGATTCGTTGTAAATCCTCCCGATGATATTTGTCTGCTGACGGTGAACTACACCGACAACCCGCACTTTCCTGAAGTTCTCCGTCTGGAGATGGAAGAGTGTAAACGCAGAAATCCGACACTGTATCGTCACATCTGGCTTGGTGAGCCAGTGAGCGCAAGTGATATGGCAATCATCAAACGTGAATGGCTTGAAGCCGCAACCGATGCGCACAAGAAACTCGGATGGAAGGCGAAAGGCGCTGTTGTCTCTGCGCATGACCCGTCAGATACAGGACCGGATGCTAAAGGTTATGCATCGCGCCACGGTTCGGTAGTTAAGCGCATTGCCGAAGGCCTGCTGATGGACATCAATGAAGGTGCTGACTGGGCAACTTCGCTGGCGATTGAAGACGGCTCTGACCACTACCTGTGGGATGGTGATGGTGTTGGTGCCGGGCTACGCAGACAGACAACGGAAGCGTTCTCCGGCAAGAAAATCACCGCCACGATGTTCAAGGGCAGCGAATCGCCATTCGATGAAGATGCGCCATATCAGGCCGGAGCATGGGCTGATGAAGTCGTACAGGGCGACAATGTTCGCACTATTGGCGATGTATTCCGCAATAAGCGAGCGCAATTCTATTACGCGCTGGCTGACAGGCTGTATCTGACATATCGGGCGGTTGTTCACGGTGAGTATGCAGACCCAGACGACATGCTGAGTTTCGACAAAGAAGCGATAGGCGAGAAGATGCTGGAGAAGCTGTTTGCAGAACTGACGCAGATTCAGCGCAAATTCAATAACAACGGGAAGCTGGAGCTTATGACTAAGGTCGAAATGAAACAGAAGCTCGGGATTCCATCTCCTAACCTGGCTGATGCGCTGATGATGTGTATGCATTGCCCGGAGTCGGCTGCGCAACCCGACTATTCCAGTTACTCAATTCCTTGTGGTGTAGGTTGATATGGCAGAAAAAAAGATGACTGACTGGCATCGCAAGGTGCTGTGCAACTTTGATAATGCCTGGTCAGCAACGCAGGATATGCGTGAGCAGATTATTGAGGCTCAACGTTTCGTCCGGGTATCCGGCGCACAGTGGGAAGGCAGCACAAACGCTGGTTACTCATTTGATGAAGGCAGGTTTGAGCATTACCCGCGCTTTGAACTGAATAAGATTGCCCGTGAATGTGATCGCATCATTGGCGAGTATCGACAGAATCGCATCAGCGTTAAATTCAGGCCGAAGGACGATAAGGCATCGGAAGCGTTAGCCGAAAAAATGAACGGCAAATTCCGCGCTGACTATCAGGAAACATCCGGTGGCGAAGCGTGTGATAACGCATTTGATGATGCCGTAACGGGTGGATTCGGTTGTTTCCGCATGTGTGCCGATTACGAAGATGAAATGGATCCGAGTAACGAGCAGCGACGCATCAGTCTTCTTCCTGTTTACGACCCGGCGACATGCGTCTTCTTCGATCAGGACAGCAAGCAATATGACCGCTCTGATGCTATGTGGGCTATGGAAATGTTCTCCATGACGCCTAAAGCGTTCGAAGCTGAATACCCTGATTCCATCGTTGCAAGTCTTTCTCGTGATGACACTGGCACTCAATATGACTGGTCAACTCCTGATGCTATCTATGTTGGTCGCTACTATGAAGTCCGCATAGAGAAGGTAAAGCTCACGGCGTGGCGCAACCCTGTTAGCGGAGAAACGGCAATCTATGATGAAGAGCAAATCAAAGATATTGTCGACGAGCTAACCGATGGTGCATTCGAACTGATCGGTGAGCGAACGGTGAAGAAACGCCGCGTTTATTGCGGTCTTCTGTCTGGCGCTGAATGGCTGGAAGAACCGAAGCGCATTCCGGGCGAACATATTCCTCTCATCCCGGTATATGGGCGTCGTTCATTTGTTGGTAATCAGGAGCGAATCGAAGGCCACGCAGCAAAAGCGATGGATGCACAGCGTCTTGAGAACCTGATGGTTTCCATGATTGCAGATAACGCTACTCAGGCTGGCGGTGATGGCATTCCTGTAGTTGATGTTGACATGATTCCTGGTCCTCTCGCCACTCATTGGGCGGAGCGCAACAAAAAGCGCCCGGCGTTCCTGCCGATGGTCAGTCTGAAAAACAAAAACGGAGATATTACTGCGCAGGCTCAGGTCAGCAGTTATACGCCTCCGACACAAATGCCTCCAGCTCTTGCCGGGCTATTGCAGTACACCGGAACGGCTATTCAGCAAATTACAGGTGCGTCGCAGCTTGAGAACATGCCGAGCAACGTCGCCACCGATACCGTTGATAGCATCTTTAACCGGATGGATACGCAGTCCTATATCTACATGGACAACATGGCTAAATCCATGCGTCGCGCTGGCGTTGTGTGGCTTTCTATGGCGCGTGAGGTCTATGGCAGTGATACGCCGATGCGTATCGTTAATGAGGACGGCAGCGATGACGTGGCGCTGATGACTGGTGAAGTGGTTGACCGTCAGACAGGGCAGGTTATCGCGCTTAATGACCTTTCGCAGGGCAACTATGAAGTGACTGTCGATGTCGGTCAGTCGTTCGCTACTCGCCGTGATGCAACGGTTAAGTCGTTACTTTCCATGCTGGCACTTATCCCACCAGGAACGCCGAAGCACGACCTTGTATCGTCGATGATTCTCGACAATATGGACGGCGAAGGGATGGACGACCTTAAAGAATACAACCGCAATCAGTTGCTTCTGTCTGGAGTTATCAAGCCGAGAACGCCTGAAGAACAGCAGATGGTTGAACAGGCGAAACAACAACAGGCCAGTCAGCCAGATCCGGCTATGGTTGCAGCGCAAGGTCAGCTTCTTGCAGGTCAGGCTGAATTGCAGAAAGCGCAGAACGAACAGGCAGCCATTCAGGTTAAAGCATTCCAGGCACAGACTGATGCTCAGGTTGCAGCGGCAAACGTTGTGAAAATCCTCGCATCTGCCGATAGCCAGCAGAAATCTGATATCCGCGAGGCTCTGAAACTGCTCGGACAGTTCCAGCAACAGCAAGGAGACAATGCCCGTGCTGATGCAGAGCTTGTCCTGAAAAGTCAGGCACAGGGTCATGCGCAGCGCATGGACATCAGCAGCATCCTGCAAAAATCAACTCAGCAACAACCACAGCAGTAATTAACCCATAACGTGCAATGGCTGTCTTTATGAGGCCTGGCACCCTATTGCCTTCCGATGGGCTGAACATCGAGTAAACAGGGGTAACAAATGGACCAGATGGCAGAAAACACACCAGAAGTTGAAATCGAAACCGACGCGTCAGAGCAGATTCCTGATGATGTCGAACTGGCTGAAGAAGTCGAAACAGAAGATGGCAGTGAGTCCTCCGGCAATGATGCAGAGGAAGCTACTGAAACTGATGACGACGAATCAGAACAGGAATTCTACTTTGGTGACGAAAAGCTGGATTCGCCAACCAGCGAAGATGGCGCAGAGCATGGACTGGTAAAACACCTGCGCAAGACGATTAAAGAGAAAGACCGCGAGCTGAAAGAGCTGATGCGTCAGTCTCAGAAACCAGTCGAGCAGCAGTCGGTAATCACTCAACCACCGCGAATGCCAAAACTGGATGATGAGGACATCGGTTTCGATGAAGAAATCTACCAGCAACGCATGGCTAAGTGGGCAGAGGATAACGGCAAGTACCAGCAACAGGAGATGGCTCGCAAGCAGAAGGAGCAGGAGCTTCAGGCTGCCTATCAAGAGCGATTATCCAAATATCAGCAACGTGTTAAGGCTCTCAAAGTTCCTGGCTATCAGGAAGCAGAACAGGCCGTACTCGAGGAAATCCCCATCGAGACACAAAACGCGATCCTGTTTGAGTCAGAGAAGCCGGAAATCGTTGTTCTGGCGCTCGGTCGCAACGCTGAACTGCGCAAGCAACTGGCAGAAGCTACCAACCCCGTAGCAATTGGTCGTCTGCTGGAACGTATCGAATCGAAGGCCAGAATCATGCCAAAAGCAAAAACCACGGCAGCCACAACCCCGACAGTTAAGGGGAGCAACGGCGCAGTAATCAACAACCTCGACAAATTGAAAGCCAAGGCGCTGGAAACTGGTGACTGGACGCCGTATTTCGCCGCTAAAAAGGCAAAAAAATAACCTATCGGAGCATTAAGCATGGCTAACCAATTAGCAAAAGACCTTGAAATCATGTTCGAAAACTACGTTGAAGGCTTTGAGGCCGCCTGCGTAGTTTCCCGTAACGCTAAAAAATTCCGTCCCGGTGATACAGCAATGCAGCGAGCAGGTGATGTTCTGTATCGTCCGCAGCATTACCACATGAACATTGAGGAAGGCCTAGACCTCAGCGGCAAAACGCCAACAGCACTGGTTCAGCGCCTTGTTCCTTCCGTGTTCAAGGAGCCGAAAAACATTCTGTACACTCTGGATGCGCGTGAAATGCGTGACCCGGAACATAAAACTGAAGCTGGTCGCGCCGCAGGTATGCGCCTTGCTGCACAGATTGACTCTGACCTGATTTCCATGGTTACGCAGCGTGCTACTAACGTGATCACGATGGCTGACTCAACCACAGGTTCACAGGGCCGTGATTTGTGGAACTGTGCGGCAGGTATTGATGCCACTATGACGGCGATTGGTGTACCGCAGGGTATCAACCGTCGCTCTTTCTGGAACCCCTTCAACTACAAAGACCTTGCTGGCGAGCTTGGTCACCGTGCCTATGCTCAGGGCGCAACCCTGACAGCATACGAAAAAGCGCAAATCCCTCCGGTTGCGTCCTTCGATAGCTACAAGACCGATATTTCTGGTCGTGTTCCGAAGGGTACAGCAACTTCCATTACGCTGGCAGCAGCACCTGCGCACAAGGTTGAAGCGAAAGATGCTAACGATATGCCAGTGGATAACCGACAGGGGACCATTACGGTATCTGCTGAAGGTTTGCAGGTTGGCGATGCGTTTACCATCGCAGGGGTGAATTCCGTACACCAGATCACCAAAGATACCACCGGGCAGCCGCAGGTATTCCGCGTTCTGGCAGTTAGCGGAACGACAGTAACTATCTCCCCGAAAATTCTGCCGCCTGACAACGCGGATGTCGCCAGCCGTCCATATGCAAACGTTGATGCTAATGCGGCAAGTAGCGCAGCAATCACCATTCTCAACAAAAATGCCGCACCGGCTAACCTGTTCTGGGCTGATGGTTCTGTTGAACTGATGTACGGCAAACTGGCGTTCCCGACTGGTCAGGGTCCACAGGTAATGACAGCAACCACCGAGCAGGGCGCTACGCTGATCATGTCTTATGCCTTCGACCACATCAAAGGCGTAACCACTGCTCGTTTCACCACTCTGTACGGTTGCTCTGTACTTGTTCCTGAATATACGGGCATCGTTATTGCCGGGCAGTAATTTTGGTGGGGCTTCGGCCCCATTTTTATTGGGAGAAGACAATGGCACGAACAATGCTCTATAAGCCGGGCAACATGATCACCTGTGGTCAGTTTGCTGTCGATTACATCATTGTTGATGACGAAGAAGTTAAATCTCACCTGAAAAAAGGCTGGGTAAAAACTCCTGAAGAAACCGCAACGAAGCATAAAGTGGCTAAGGCGGAAGAAGATGGCGAAAACGAAGGGTGATCTCGTTCTTAAGGCTTTACGAAAAGCCGGGCTGTATTCCAATGCCACGTTGACAGATGCTGACCCTCAGGCAATTGAAGATGCCATTAATGACCTCGAAGACATGATGGCAGCATGGCAGGCGAAAGGTATCGAGCTTGGGTATCAGTTTGCTGATACAGAAAACGGCATCATGCCGTTACCTGACGATGATTCAGGTATCCCTGCATGGGCAAATGATGGCGTCGCTTTGAAACTCGCTGTGCAAGTGTGCATGGATAACGTCATTCAGCCGTCGGATGCTCTCCTGACCGCTGCTGACAGCGCATATCAGACAATTTGCATCGCTTTAACCAAAATACCACCACTTGAGCGGCGAAATGACATGCCTCGCGGTAGTGGTAACAAAAGCGCGTTTACGTGGAATCGGTTTTACATCGAGAAAGATGATCCGAGTACGTGAGGTGAATAAATGCCGATTCAGCAACTTCCGCTTATGAAAGGTGTCGGCAAAGACTTTCGAAACGCCGACTATATCGACTATCTGCCAGTGAATATGCTGGCTACACCCAAAGAAATCCTGAACAGCAGCGGATATCTTCGCTCATTCCCGGGCATTGCCAAACGTTCTGATGTGAACGGTATATCGCGCGGCGTCGAGTACAACATGGCGCAGAGTGCTGTTTATCGCGTGTGTGGTGGCAAGCTGTATAAGGGCGAAAGTGAAGTCGGTGATGTTGCCGGAAGTGGTCGTGTATCAATGGCGCATGGTCGGACATCTCAGGCTGTAGGCGTTAATGGTCAACTGGTCGAGTATCGCTATGATGGCACGGTTAAAACCGTCTCAAACTGGCCTACAGACAGCGGATTCACGCAGTATGAGTTAGGCTCAGTCCGCGACATTACGCGCTTACGTGGGCGTTATGCGTGGTCAAAAGACGGTACTGATTCATGGTTTATCACTGATCTTGAAGACGAATCGCATCCTGACCGCTACAGCGCACAATATCGGGCAGAATCACAGCCTGACGGCATCATCGGCATCGGAACATGGCGAGACTTCATCGTCTGCTTTGGCTCATCGACGATTGAATATTTCTCCCTGACTGGTGCAACCACCGTTGGTGCTGCTTTGTATGTCGCACAGCCATCACTGATGGTGCAGAAAGGCATTGCCGGGACCTACTGCAAAACGCCGTTTGCTGATTCGTATGCGTTCATCAGCAATCCGGCAACAGGTGCGCCGTCTGTGTACATCATCGGTTCCGGTCAGGTATCACCAATCGCCAGCGCGAGCATTGAGAAAATACTACGCTCCTACACTGCTGATGAACTGGCTGATGGCGTGATGGAGTCTCTGCGATTTGATGCGCATGAGTTGCTGATTATCCACCTTCCGCGCCATGTCCTCGTGTACGACGCATCTTCAAGCGCCAATGGTCCGCAATGGTGTGTGTTGAAAACAGGCCTGTATGACGATGTGTACCGCGCTATCGACTTCATTTACGAAGGCAATCAGATAACGTGCGGCGATAAGCTGGAGTCCGTGACCGGGAAATTGCAGTTCGACATCAGCAGCCAGTATGGTCTTCAACAGGAACACCTGCTGTTTACTCCTCTGTTCAAAGCGGATAACGCCAGAGTTTTCGACCTTGAAGTTGAATCTTCAACTGGCGTTGCGCAGTACGCTGACCGCCTGTTCCTCTCTGCAACCACTGACGGAATCAATTACGGACGTGAGCAGATGATTGAGCAGAATGAACCGTTCGTTTACGACAAGCGCGTTTTGTGGAAGCGAGTCGGGCGCATCAGGAAAAATGTTGGCTTCAAATTGCGCGTTATCACGAAGTCACCTGTAACTCTGTCTGGCTGCCAGATAAGGATTGAGTAATGGCTGATTCGAATCTCAATGAGCCAGTAATCATCCAGGCTACGCGGCTCGATACATCAGTCCTTCCACGCAATATCTTCTCTCAGTCGTATCTGCTTTACGTTATTGCACAGGGTACTGATGTTGGTAATGTGGCTAACAAGGCCAACGAAGCAGGGAAGGGGGCTTATGATGCACAGGTGAAGAATGATGAGCAGGATGTCACCCTTGCAGACCATGAATCCAGAATTGAAACTGCTGAAGCAACTCTCATCAATCATGAACATAGAATCTCAGCAGCGGAAAGCACTCTTGCAGATCATGAAACAAGGATTACGGCTGCCGAAACAGAGCTGGCTGATCACGAGACGCGAATTGCTGCCAATGAATCTGAGTTAGCAAACCATGATGCGCGAATAACTCAGAATACAACCGATATCAACGCACTTGATACCAGGCTCACAGCGGCAGAGGGAAGTATTTCGACGCTACAAAGCACAGTTGGTGATCACTCAACAAGAATATCTGCGCTTGAGTATGCCACCACGCGCAAGAAATCAGAGGTTGTTTACTCAGGAGTATCTGTAACCATCCCGACAGCGCCGACTAACCTTGTTAGCCTGCTGAAAACGCTCACGCCGTCATCCGGCACGTTGGCACCATTCTTCGACACCGTTAACAACAAGATGGTTGTGTTCAACGAGAACAAAACCTTGTTCTTCAAGCTGTCGATTGTTGGGACGTGGCCCAGCGGAACCGCCAACAGGTCAATGCAGCTAACATTCTCCGGTTCTGTTCCTGACACACTGGTAAGCAGTCGCAACTCGGCGACAACAACCGATAACATCTTGTTAGCTACGTTCTTCAGCGTGGATAAAGACGGATTTCTTGCCACAAATGGCAGTACGTTAACCATCCAGTCAAATGGTGCGGCGTTTACTGCCACAACCATCAAGATAATCGCGGAGCAGTGATGATTCAGTTCAAACCAACGCGAAACATCGACCTGATCGAAGCAGTCGGAAATCACCATGACATTATCGCCGGGAGCAATAACGGTGATGGATACGACTACAAACCTGATTGCCGTTACTTTGAGGTGAACGTGCACGGGCAGTTCGGCGGCATTGTTTACTATCAGGAGATTCAGCCTTTGACCTTTGATTGCCACGCCATGTACCTGCCAGAGGTTCGTGGATTCAGCAAGGAAATCGGGCTGGCGTTCTGGCGATACATTCTGACTAACACTACTGTTCAGTGTGTCACATCGTTCGCTGCACGCAAATTCCGCCACGGGCAGATGTACTGCGCAATGATTGGCCTTAAGCGTGTAGGAACCATCAAGAAATACTTCAAAGGCGTGGATGACGTGACGTTTTACAGCGCCACACGCGAAGAACTAATCGACTTCCTGAATCACGGGAGATAGCCATGTTATATGCATTTAAGCTGGGCAGAAAACTGCGCGGCGAGGAACCTTATTGCCCTGAAAAAGGCGGGAAAGGTGGCAGTTCTGATAAAAGTGCAAAGTATGCCGCAGAAGCTCAGAAGTATGCCGCAGACCTGCAAAATCAGCAGTGGCAGACGATCATGAAAAACCTTGCTCCGTTCACGCCTCTTGCGGAGCAGTATGTTAACCAGTTGCAGAATCTTTCCAGTTTAGAAGGTCAGGGGCAGGCACTTAATCAGTATTACAACTCTCAGCAGTATAAAGACCTTGCAGGTCAGGCGCGTTACCAGAGTCTTGCTGCTGCGGAGGCGACGGGTGGACTTGGTTCGACAGCCACAAGCAATCAACTGGCTACGATCGCGCCGACACTCGGTCAGTCTTGGTTATCAAACCAGATGAGCAATTACAACAATCTGGCAAACGTTGGGCTTGGTGCGCTGCAAGGTCAGGCAAACGCCGGGCAGACGTACGCCAACAACATGAGCAGCATTGCACAGCAAAGCGCAGCACTTGCCGCTGCTAATGCCAATAAACCATCAAGTCTTCAGACTGCAATTAGCGGTGGCACGTCTGGTGCGATTGCCGGTGCAGGTCTTGCCAGCCTTTTGGGAACATCAACGCCTTGGGGCGCTGGCATTGGTGCTGGTATCGGATTGCTTGGCTCGTTGTTTTAAGGGGTAATCATGGCTACTTGGCAAGGAATAAACGGCGGATTGTTGGCTGGTATCGGCGGCGTCAACTCAAACGCTCCGAGCGTAAATGACATCGGCAATACGCTTCAACTTATCAGGCAGAACAATGATATTGAGCGTTCAGGCGCTAACAATGTTGGGCTGACTGCTTTGCAAGGCCTTTCAGGTATTGCGGGGGTGTTTCAGCAGGAAAAGCAGGCTCAGCGGCAGAAAGAATTTCAGCAGGCGTACGCTAATGCTTATGCGTCTGGTGATCGCGGTGCTTTGCGTCAGTTGGCTACTCAATATCCAGACCAGATTGAATCTGTTCGCAAAGGCATGGGATTCATTGATGAAGACCAGCGCAATTCTATCGGCACCTTAGCGGCTGGCGCACGCCTTGCGTCATCGTCTCCAGAAGCAATGCAATCATGGCTGCAAAACAACGCCAAGGAACTGACTCGCGTCGGTGTTGACCCTAACAGCGTTGCTCAGATGTATCAGCAGAATCCTTCAGGATTTGGTGAGTTTGTTGATCACCTTGGGATGGCTGCGCTTGGTCCGATTGATTACTTCAATGTTCAGGACAAGATGGCTGGTCGTGAAATTGACCGAGGCAGGCTGGCAGAGACAATCCGCAGCAATCAGGCTGGAGAAGCACTTCAGGCGAGAGGGCAAAACCTTTCCTATCAGTCAGCAATGACTGGACACAATATCGCAGCACAACGCTTGGCTCTGGATCAGCAAGAGTTCGGGTTTAAGATGCAGCAAGCACAGGAAAAGGCTCAGCAGTTGATTAGCGAAGCACCTAAGCTGTCAGTAAACATGGAAAAAGGCATCGAGACGGCTGTAAACAATGCTACAGCATCATCAAACTCAGCCAATTCTATGAGTGCGCTTGCTCAACAGTTCAGAGCAGAAAAACCAACGACAGGTTTGTTCGGTAACGCACAGAACATGTTCGCAAAACTTACCGGAAGCGATACAACATTGCGTGATTTGCGCATCCGCCAAAATGCCCTTGTTAACAGTCAGGTTCTTAAATTCCTACCTCCCGGCCCCGCAACGGATAAAGACGTTGAGATCGTTCGACAGGGTGCTCCAACTGACATGGATAACCCTGAGACGGTAGCAAGATGGCTTGATGCAATGGCAAACCTTGAGCGACGAAACGCGCAGTTTAATGAGTTTAAAGCCGAGTGGATGAGCGCGAATGGCAACCCTGGACAATCGCGTAATGGCGGTCAGATATTGGGGTTGGATGTTAAAAAAGGTGAATCATTGGGGAGTGCCGTTAAGCGGTATATGTCAATGAATACTGACGCAGCGCCAGCACAAGATTCGACACCTTCAGGAGAACCACGGAATCAGGTTGGATCATATACCTCAAAATCAGGCATTCAATTTACGGTGGAATGATGAAAGTAACTGCAAACGGTAAGACATTTACCTTTCCTGATGGTACGAGCACCGAAGATATTGGCACCGCCATTGATGAGTATTTTGCTGGTCAGTCAGCACCAACACAACAAGGTGTTCAGCAATCGCCAGCAGACAACTCACTTGCATCAGGATATGCACAGCTTGCCACTCAGCAGAAGGAAGGACTAGATCGATCTGCTGAGCAAGGGGCTGTTTTAGGTGCTGCAATGCGCGATGCCGTTACCGGTGAAAGCCGAATGACACCAGAAATGGAGAGACTGCAAAATGTTGGGTCTGCTCCAGAGCTTAATAGCTTAAGCACTGATGCGCTGCGTGCTGGATTGGGGCAGCTATTTGGTTCCGACGCTTCACAGGAGAAAATACTGCAAAGTATTGGCGGGAAAATCCGGAAGGATGAGAAGGGAAATTCCATAGTCACCCTTCCTTCAGGGGAATATGCACTTAACAAGCCTGGTTTGTCACCGCAGGATATAACGTCATTCTTGGCAAATGCTCTTGCATTCACTCCAGCAGGTAGAGCTGCGTCTGTTGTAGGTGCAACACTAAAATCAGGCGCTACTGATTTAGCTTTACAGGGTGCCACAAAGATCGCTGGCGGTGAGAATGTTAATCCAGTTCAAACTGCAATTTCTGCTGGTCTTGGTGGGGTACTGAAGGGTGTAGAAAACACCGCAAGCGCAGTGTCTCGTTCTGCTATGGGTAAGATTGCTCCTGAAAAACAAGCTCAGATTGACTTTGCCAAGCAGAACAACTTGCCACTGATGACAACAGATCTTGTGGAACCGGGAACAAATATTGGTAAGCAAGCACGAGCTATGGCTGAGCGAATCCCAATAGCCGGAACAGGTGGGATAAGAAATGCACAGCAAAAGGCCAGGGAAGATTTAGTTAGAACATTTAGCGATAATGTTGGTGGAATATCTGACGCACAACTTTACCAATCAGCTACTCGTGGTCAGCAGCAATTTATTCAGGCTGCTGGCAAGCGGTACGACAGGATCATCAGTTTGATGGGGGATACTCCTGTTGACATCACTGGAACAGTGAAAGCAATTGATGAGCAGATTTCCAAGTTAACTCGCCCAGGAGTATCGCAAGACCGCTCAGCTGTTTCTGTCCTTCAACAGTTTAGAAATGACATCACCAGCGGTCCAAATAACCTGCAATTAGCTAGAGAAAACCGTACAAACTTACGTAAGCGCTTTATGGCAGCACCTGACGAGGTCGATAGAGATACGCTGGAGAAAGCTGCGCAGTCTGTTTATAACGCATACACAACAGACATGAAAAAAGCGGTTGGCGCAAAACTAGGTGCGAAGGAAGCGCAAAACATGTCGCGTGTTGATCGTTCTTGGGCAAAGTTCAACGACATGATGAGCAATACACGTGTCCAAAAAGCTATTCAGAGTGGTAAAACAACGCCAGAAGATGTCACTAAACTAGTATTCAGCCAAAGCCCAGCGGAAAGGGCGCAACTTTATCGATTGCTTGATGATAGTGGGCGTCAAAATGCTAGAGCAGCACTTGTTCAGCGTGCAATGGATAAGGCGACAAGCGATTCAGGAAAGCTTAGCGTTGAGAAGTTTATTAATGAAATGAAAAGGAATCGGAAGCAGGCTGAGACGTTCTTCAGAGGAGAGCATGGGAAACAGCTTGATGGGATAATGAAATATCTTGATTCCACTAGACAGGCAGCTACTGCTGCCGCAAGCCCACTAACAGGGCAAATGGTAGCTGGTCCAGCAGCGCTGATAACAGCTCTTGCATCTGTTACAAATCCAATGTTTGCAAAAGTTGCGGCAGTTGGAGCTGGTATCGGTATGGCTGGCAGGGGCTATGAGTCACGCGCGATGAGGAACGCATTACTAAAGTTAGCAAACACACCAAAAGGAAGTACTGCTTATGATAGAGCGATCAGACGGGTATCTGAAACTCTTACACCTCTAATTCAGGCTTCAAGTGAGAAAGCCCAGCAGTAAAAAGTTGGTTAGCGGTTGATGGTTGCTTTTTTCGGGTCATACCATCTCGGCCATTCTTTCAGGAATGGGAATGAGTCGGGTGCGTGGTTCTTTTTGTACGATTTAAGCAGCCTTAACCGCTCAATCGCACACTCATAAACCTCTTGTTGCCCTGTAGTCATCTCGGTCCATGAAAGGTGATCCATTGATAAGACAACGTTTTCAGCTTCTTTTATGAGGGCGTTTTTATTTCTCACCGCAGCAGCATGGCTGACAGAGCAATCCTGCCATATTCTTAAAAGCCAAATAGCTAAGCAGATGAAAAAAATGGTAGATAGCGATATATACACACCAACCTCCTTAGTTTTGAACAGGATACCAGATGATAATGTGTCGCTTCCTAAAGGATATCAAAGCAACGGGATTTCAAGGTAAACTGCGGTTGCCAAAATACTAACATCTTCATTTCTAACAAGAATATTAGGATACATTGGGTTTAGGGATACTAGGTTTGTCTCTATTTCACCAATGTAAACCTGTTTGAAGCTCAATATTTGCTCTTTATCCAATGATGCTATTACATAATCTTTGCTTTTAGCTTTTACTAGAGGGCTGAACGTGACAACCGATCCTCTGGGAAAGCTAATACCTGAACTTGTAGTCATAGCTTCACCTTCAATAGTCAATGCAAATGCAGAGTCACCAACATTGTATATTGCCGGATGAAATCTAGACGATGAATGTTCACCTGTGTTTAGATAATGCATAACTTCATCTAGTTTGAGGATTGGTATTTGCTTTACCAGAACGTCAGGCATGACGTTTTTTGTTCCCGGACCCTGACCTTCACCTAGAGCTAACCACTCAGCTGTAGTACCTAATGCGTTGGCTAATGCCTGCAATACCCGAAGCCGTGGTTTAGCCTCACCACCCTCGTATGCAGCTATTTGACGTTGAACAACACCAGCTAATTTTGACAACTGCGCCTGCGTCATACCCCTGGACTGTCTTGCCAGAGATACTCTTGATGGGAATTGATCGTCAAAATTCATTAGTTCACCATAAAAAATTCATTGACTCATACTGAGTGTGAGTGAATAATCAAACTACAAAAAGTGAGATTATGAGTTTTTTAAAAACAGGAGTGCATAATGACTGAAAAGATATCTTCCATCAAGCCGCGTCAGGTTCGTTTTACAGAAAAGGTTGATTCACATATCCGCGAATCAGCAAAAAGATGCCATAGGTCAATTCAGGCAGAGATAGCTTATCGAATGGAGTTATTGATGAAACTTGAGGCAAAGGGCGATGTTGTCATCCAATAAAAATAGTGAAGCCCGGCAGTGCGCGAACACAAACCGGGCCTCTATGTCAGTAACCGTATACAAGGAAACTAACATGAACATTGTAGCAAAATCAGATTATAACTTCCAAGGATTCACTTTTAACCCTGTAACAGAGGGTGGGTCTATCTGGTTTACCTCCACCGAACTAGCTAAGGCTCTCGGCTATAAAAAAACTGATGCCATCAGCCAAATTTATGCCCGTAATGCTGACGAGTTTTCCGACTCAATGTCATTGACCCTCAATATGAAGGTCAACGGGATAAACAATAGCTTACGTAACAAATCGGTCAGAGTTTACTCGCTCCGAGGCGCTCACTTGGTGGCGATGTTTGCTTCTACGCCCAAGGCCAAAGAGTTCCGCCGCTGGGTGCTGGATATTTTGGATCGGCAGGCAGAATGCTCACCGATTGCAAAACAGTTTACTGATGAAGAACTGGTTAATCTCTGCTACTTACAATTGTGGATGGAGAAGAGTCAACAAATGTGCAAACACATCTACCCAGGAATGAAGCAAATTGGTTCTGAGCTTTCAGGAAGAATTTACGATATTGCATATGAGACTCGCTATATGTCAGAAGAAACCAAGAAATCACTTCTTCGTGAAATGAAGAATCTTGATACCAACAATTTTGTCGTAAAGAACGCTCAGCCAATGCTGACAAAACTGCGCGGCGAGGAATGGATTCATTGATTGGTGCGCCGGACGGCGCAAAAAGAAAACCGCCAGTGTGCTGCTGGCGGCCTATGTCACACCCTTACAACCACATAAGGAATGCCTAATGACTTTGAAGAATGTAGCAAACATCGGATCCGTTGTCACGGATAAAACCATTGACAGCCAAAGTCTTCTGATGATGGTTAATGAAGCTCGCAAGTTATGTGGAGAGCCATCAGTACGTAACAACAAATTCATCGAGAAAATTGAGGATGAATTGGAGGGCGAGACCTACACAAAAAGTGTAGGTCGGAAAAACGGGGCTGACATTGATGTTATCTCCATGACTATCAAGCAGGCGCTTCGTGTTGCTGCTCGCGAATCTAAAGCAGTTCGCCGAACACTTGTAGACAAACTTGAAAGTATGCAGGAAGCACACATTAAAAGCGGTAAATCAGCGAGTGGACTTGTTGAGTATCGTCAAGCGCGAACATTGAAAATGACGGTTGAAGCTGTTACCAATCTGTTCGATCTGATGCCAAATCTTGCGCCTGAGGCAAAGCAGACAGCGGCAGCAAGTATAATCAACCCGCTCGTTGGTTTTAATGCAATACCTCTTCCGGCAATAGAAGAGCATTACTACTCAGCAGGGGAGGTTGCAGAGCAGCTTGGAGTAACGGCCAACAAGATTGGTCGCATTGCTAACGCAAACAACCTCAAAACTGAGCAGTACGGGAAGTTCTTCCTGGATAAATCTGCACATTCCAGCAAACAGGTGGAAGCATTCCGCTACAATGCGGAAGGTGTTAAAGCACTACAACACCTGATTCATGGGAGTAATGTTGCATAATGGCAAAGAAAAAATATGGCATTATGCCGCCAAGAATCAAAGGAAGAGCCAGGGTAAAAGGCGATGCTGGAAGGTATCACATTCTTGGAGTTCTGTGGCATGAGAGAGCTTTAATTTTAAGCAGACCTCATGGGTATATTGAAAAGGTATCTATAGATAGAATTGAGATTCTTCCCCTTACTCCTGAAGAAGAAGAAACGTACGGACTTTTTGATAACTAGCCAATTCACTAAACCCAGCTTCTGCTGGGTTTTTTATGCCCAAAATTCACCGTGGCAATGCTGCGGCGATTCCTTGTATCTGGAGTAAATTAAATGACAGATTCAATAAATGCCAATGTTGTTGTTTCACAACCAAGTCAGTTATTCACTTTAGCTCGCTCGTTTAAAGCAAATGCTAATGGCAAAATTTATATCGGTAAAATTGATACTGACCCGGTAAATCCTGAAAACCAGATTCCGGTTTATGTAGAGAACGAAGACGGTTCTCACGTTCCTGTTTCGCAACCAATCATCATTAACGCTGCTGGTTACCCGGTATATAACGGACAGATTGCCAAGTTCGTTACTGTACAGGGCCATTCTATGGCTGTTTATGATGCGTATGGGGCACAGCAGTTTTATTTTCCAAATGTGCTGAAGTATGATCCGGATCAGCTAAGACATGAGCTAGCGTCGGAAGCGGGAACAACTTTAATAGGGAAGGGTGATCGAACTCTTGAAGAGTACTTAGAATCAAGCAAGGAAGATTTTGATAACTCATGGAAGAGATATGTAGGTAAATCTACAACGACACAAAAAGATAGCGCATACTCTGGAGCGGCTCACTACCAACCAGTTAGCGATGATGGGAGCACAATTGGTAATTATACATTTGAATCACCGGTGATTGTTGACTTCTCATCTACATCAGATTGTGTTATGCCAGATTCTGGTGTCGTTTTCAAAATGGGAGCTAATGGACTTACAAGTGGTAATTATTTTTCTCAAGATAATTACCACTTAAAAAATGTAACGGCAATTGGCGGTACCCCTGAAATTGTTACATTTGAACCATACACAGGATTGACAGCACTAGTAGATGGTGTTCGTATTATAAATAATGGCTCTCCAGACAAGACCGCTATTAATTTTAAAGGACAGAACTGGTGGCCTACAGTATCTAATAATATATTTAAAGATTATACAGATAAAAGAGGAAATTTTTGCAAGGCAATAGATGACGGAGGAGATTCATCTATAAGAAGGAGTGGGAATAGTAGATTGCTTTTCACTGGAAATAAAGTCTACTTTGGTGGGGATGCTCTTGGTGGTACGATGTTGAAAGCCAGCGCTGTCTTTAATATTATAAAAGATAATGCCTGTGAACACGGAGAGAACGCGATTGTGTTTGAGTACCCATCATCATTCTCAGTTATCGACGGACTTTACACAGAATGTTCTTTTGGTGGTGGTAATCAGATAGTAATTGGTGACAAAGAACCTGATCCTAATATTGCAACAATGAATATGATTGGAATAACTATTAAGAATGTTTATTTCAATAATCATTCACATTCATCAAATAGGCTAATCAAATCTGGAAATGAAACCGTAAGAATAGACAGGTTAATTGTTGATAATATAATTGTCACAAATGCAAATGTTGCATCGCCAGTTATTGAGTTGAATGATGTTCCTGGGCAATCGATTTGTGTCGGAAATGTATACTCTGGAGTTTCACTAATAAATAAAACAAGCAATGCTGTAAAAATAATAGATATGAATAATAATTTTATTAAATCGCTAAATGGTAATTTAGCGTCTTCGGGGGGGGACTCCGCAACAGTAAATAATTCTAGAGAAAAAGTATTTGGTAACTTTTTTATTCAATCAACAGGAAGTTTGTCAGTTAGCAGATATGCAAGTGGTAATCAGTATCAAAAAAATAGAGAGTCAAAGAACTACGCGGCTATAACCATAGCTCCTAATACTTCGTGCGGTTTTGAGTGGCAGAACCCAAGATATTCAGACCTATCTGGATCTACAGCAACAGTTCAGTTTCTAGCCAAAGCAAGCACTACAGTGAGTGCAGTAGTTTTAGTTAAATACAAGAACAGTTCTGGAGGTGACACGCTTGCAGCATCATCAATTAGTATTAATGGTGGTGATTTTCAGGAGTTTACTATTCCATTCTTTGCTAACCGCAATGATGATGATGATTCTGTTCTCTCTGTTGATATTAGATTTGAAAATACATTATCAAGCATTGTTTTTTATATTTGTGCTTTTAGATTAAACAGGGGGGATACAGGACTATGCCGGTCTGCTAATGATTATACGACAGGAGAGATTGATGCAGAGATATCAAAATTCACATTTTATTAATCTACGCAGATCTTTATAAAATCTGAGACAAGAGTTGGTGGCGGAAAAGCTTTGTACTGGATTGCAAGGCTTTGTGCTCTTCGGTAGTTAAGGTGGGTCACTCCACCTTTTCATCAAGCCAGTCCGCCCACCACTGCATCATTTCTCTGCGCTTATCGAGATACTGCGCATGGTTGTAAATACCGCGCACAGATCCGCCGTTGGCATGTGCCAGTTGCATTTCAATAGCATCAGCAGGCCATTCGTTCTCGTTCATAATCGTGCTGAATTCATGCCTGAATCCGTGACCGCTTTCCAGACCCTCATAGCCGATTTGTTTGATCACAAGCAATACCGCGTTCTCGCAGATTGGCTTCTTCTTATCGTTGCGCCCGGCAAAAACAAACTCTGATACTGGTTTGGTGATTGAGCTTAGCGTAGTGAGAAGCTCAACCACCTGGTCTGACATAGGAACAACATGAATCTTGCGGCCCTTCATCACACTGGCGTCGATGGTGATAATCCTGTTATCAAAATCGACGTTCTTCCATAGCATGGAACGAAGCTCTTTTGTTCTTAGGGCTGTGTAGCGTAAAACTTTGGTCGCAATGAGCGATACGATACTTCCTGAAAATGTTGCCAGTGCTTTGTTGAATGCCGGGATCTGGTCTGCAGGAAGAAACGGGAAGTTCTTCTTGCGGTACCCCTTCATGGCGTCAGCAAGGTCAGGTGCCGGGTTATATTTAGCCCTGCCGGTGACAATAGCGTAACGGAAAACCTCGCCGCATCTTCTGCGGGCTTTATTTGCTCGCTCCATTGCACCGCGATCTTCAAATCTGCGGATTACTTCCAGCAGTTGCATCGGCTCAATCTCCTGAATTTCAAGGCCGCCGATGATAGGTAAAATGTCGTCATCAAACATTTTTGCAAGTTCAGTCGCATACCCTACTGACCATACTTGCTTCTTGTGCTCGTACCATTCCTTGTAAATCGCACTAAAGGAATTGTTGTTAGACGAAGCCTTTTTCGCCTTTACCGGATCGATGCCAACCGAGATGTCTTTCCTCGCAGTCCATGCCTTATCCCTTGCCTCCTGCAAAGTCATTAGCGGATATTTTCCTACGGTCAGGATTTTCTCCTTACCGTCAATCTTGTAGCGAAGCTGCCATACCTTTTTCCCGGATACAGGGACATAAAGGTACAGGCCATTACCATCGAGAAGGCGGTATGGTTTTTCTTTCGGCTTTGCTGCTTCAATCTGCTTAACAGTGAGCATGGGTAAAAATCCGGTGGGTAAAATTATTTTATCCACTTTTTACCCGTCATGGAGTGCGGCTGTCAACGATCTGACGCGAACCATTACGAACTGTGAATCTACGGAAGGCTTGATATTCAGGGGATTTTGCGGACTGGTACGGATTGGAGCGAACTGATAAATGGTGTCCCCTGCAG